TCAGGACTGATCCTTTCCAATATTGACACTGAACGAGCCGGAGTTATTGCCATAGGTTCCGGGCACGTCGTTGTAGATAAGAGTGATTGCACCCTGGACATTATTGGGTGCAACCCAACGGAACAACCCGGTATTGACCGGAATGGTTCCGCTGTTGCCAATCTTCATGACCAGCGCACCACAAAACGCATCGTGGCAGATCAGCCCTTGGTCCGGATGCTCCCGATCGCCCTGCGGCCCCCATTTCTGGGTAGGTCCGTAACTGGCCCAACCGGCGGCGACGATGGTAATGACATCGCCCGGATTGTAGATAATCGACGTTACCTGCCCTGCTTCGTTATTAGCCAGAACCTCACCTTTCCAAGCCATGATTGATCTCCGATATATGAATTCCTGTTCATAAACGAAAGAGGCGAAAAACCCTGATTCGCGATCCTTCCCTGTCAGCAAAGCACAGCAACGAGGAAGTACCGCCTACCAATTCATGCAGGAGAAAAGAGGATAATTCCGCCAGTGAATTGAATATATTCGGAAAGGAAATTAAAAAGCAGGAGCAGAAGATAACGACAAAAAATCAAACTTCCAAAGACAACTACTTCAAGCTGCACAAACACTCCCGCACACCAGCCAGGGCGAACCCTATACGGAGCCGTACTAGAATGAAACGCCTCCAAGGCCGAGGAGGGAAAGAAGGCAACGTCGACTCGTTGACTGCCGCGCGATGGCGGGCCGGAAGAAAATCGGGGAAGGAACGCAGAAGTCGGCTGAACGCCAGGAAACACGATGGTGCCCGGAGCCGGGGTCGAACCGGCACGGGGTTACCCCCGAGGGATTTTAAGTCCATCGACTTTTCTTTAAATTTCAATTAATTGCGGTGAAATCCTTTCCGCATTGAAATTTTCTTCACACCCTTGAAGCCCAGATTCTACAAGGGCTCATTCGAAATTGCGGAACAAGTGCCGCATCTACAACAGGCCAACGTCCTCGCCAACCATCCATCAATTTCCTCACCTTGCAAAAATAAAGCTATCTAATCTCACCGAAACCTGTATGGTGGATTCTACTGCTTGCCCAGTTAAGCGCCCCGCCTTGATGTTCAGTCTGTTTGATCTTCATCTCATCGGTTTGCCTGCTCTCCGCATTCAGTTCTAGCGCAGGTTTATACCTGCGCACTTTCAAACATTGGAGATATACATCATGGCAACTCGCCAGACTGGTACCGTTAAATGGTTTAACGAAGTAAAAGGTTTTGGCTTCATCACCCCGGAAAGCGGTGAAGACGTCTTTGTGCACTTCCGCCAAATTGAAGCCAGCGGATACAAGTCCCTTGGTGAAGGGCAACGTGTAAGCTTCTTCGTTACCGCAGGTGCCAAGGGCCCGCAAGCCGAGCAAGTACAAGCCCTGTAAGGCTTTTGATACGATAAATAGCCCCGTACATGCGGGGCTTTTCAACACTCGCTCCAGTATAAATAGCGTATAGCAGATCAAATTGGCCGTGAGCCCCCTCCCGCCACCGCTAATGGCGAACAGGAATTATCCTGCTCCGTATTTAAGGAGCGCTAAATTCATGATTACCCGCCAATCAGGAACTATCAAGTGGTTCGATCAAAGCAAAGGCCATGGTTGGATCACACCCGAGACAGGGCATGACACCAACGCCCCTCTTCATTTCTTCCTCTGTCTTAAAAATCCGAGAGGCTACCAGGGCGTAACCATCCGGGCCTTCCCCCGGAGGCTTCAAACCTCGATATCGAACTGGGGGAGCTGCGGCGCCGGCCCGGTCACCATGCCATCGCTGATGAACGCCATCTGCCCGGCCGGCACCGCCGTACCCCGGGCCGCGATCACGACGTTGTTTCGCAGGCGGACGCGGCAGGTGCCGGCGCCCTCGTCGACGTCGATCACCTCCCCCACCGTGCGCGCGCCGCCCGGTAAGAGCCCGATGAACCGACGCCAGGGGTTGACCGTCGCCATCAGGAACCTCCCGGATAGTGGCGCTCGATTCGCAGGGTCTGCCACACGCGGCTAGCCCCTACCCCCTCGGCCGAGATATCGGTAGCCAGGCAGAGCCCGCGCCAGGTCGCCTGTTCGTCCCTCACCTCGACCAACATGCCCGGCTGCACCAGGCCCGGTACCCCATCATCCTTCTGGAACAGCGGGATACGGCGCGTCTCGATCGCCTGGTTGCCTCCCTTAGACAACTCGCAGATCCCGCGCGAGCGCGCCACCTCGGTGCCGGTCATCCAGTCCTCCATGACGTCGGGCGCCGACTCCTCGCCGGCGGTACCGGCGCGCCGCACCTGCACGCTGACGCCGTAGCTGGTACCGCTGACGTAGACGAAATTCCATGCCGGCTGGGGACTCCACTCGCTGCCCCACTCGGCGACGATGGCGGCCGGGATGATCCGGTCGGGAATCGCGGTGTCCCAGTACCAGGTCGCCTCACGATACCGCGGCAGGATCGTCATCGAGTCGTCCATCAGGCCCGGCCGCACGATGCCGCCGGCGACCTCGGCCAGCTTGACGATGACCTGCATCGGCGTCTGGTCCTGGTAGCTGAAGGCGCCGGCCGGCAGCGTCCAGTCCGGCGGCCCCATGTTCTCGACGTCCCAGGACACTGAAAAGCCGGTGTACTGCAACTGGTCGTCGACAACCTGACGTGCGTTCAGCGGCGCCGTGTTCACCGCGCTGCGCTTCGGCGCATAGGGCGCGTCCAGCAGTTGGGTGCGGCTCGCGCCGCTGATGGTGTAGCGCTCGCTCGGATGCTTGCCGCTGCCGCTGTAACGCTCGACCAGAAACCGCCAGGTCCAGCCGTTGATCTCCAGCTCTACCGTCTTCGGCCCGTTGGCATCCGGCGCCGCCAGGTCCAGCGAGGTACGACCGAACAGGTCAGCCGAGAACGACCAGGCAAACGAGTCGATATCCAGGCCGATGCGAATGCTGGTCGCATCCAGCGGCGTGCGACTCGGCAGCACCACCAGGGTGACCGTGTTTCCTATCATGTAGGTCTCCAGTATCTCGGGCTCGGTGGGTGGATCTATCGGTACCACCGGCCCCGGATAGTCGGGGTAGACAATGCCCGTCGGCACCGGATCGGTCGGCCGCCCCCATGCCCAGGGAATCCGCCGCAACGCATCGAAGCGGGTCGGACTGCCGTAGCTGCTGCGCGCCCCGGCGTCCACCGGCCGGATACCACGGACCGGCGCCACGTAGCGGAAATCGAAAAACACGTCGGGCGTGTTCGCCGGGGTGTAGCGGGTCGGGCCGAAATTGAAGTCGAGCAGGCCGGTCGGGATGTAGAGACTGGCACGCCTCTCCGAGAGCGCATCGCGGAAGCGGTCGAACTCGGCCGAGCGCCGCCAGCCGGGTGGACGGCCGGCGTCCTTGGGCGACGGGCGCGGATTGTAGATCAGCGACAGGCGCCGATCACGCGGGCGCAGCGTCCGATCCCAGCCTAGCTCTCTCTCCACGTCCAGCACCCGGGTACTGTCCCAAGCGCTGCGGGCTGCCGCGTTGCGCTGCTCGGCGTGCTCCCAGCCACTCCCCCAGCCCGCATCACGCACCGGTACACCGGACCAGCCACTGGCGCAACGCCGTGCCAGGGGCCGGCCGGAGCCCCACAGCCCGGCGCTACGCGCATCGGCAAGCACCAGGCGCTGCCAGCGCAGCGGGACGGCGCGCACGGAAAGCGGCGCCGCCCTCTGCCAGGGGGCGCCGAAACTCGCATTGATCATAGAGCCTCGACAGGAAAGGGCCCGTGGCTGAGCGGGCGGTAGTAACGCGTCGCCTGCAGACGGGCCGTGCCGACCTGGCGGCTGGGGTTGTCGCCCTCGATCGGCCACCACTCCGGCTCAGCCACCGGCAACACCCCGGCCTCGGTCACCTCGTAGAGCCAGCCAGAGAAGATCGTCGGACGCACGCGCTGGCCCAGGCTGACTGCGAGACGCGGCTCGAACACCGCGCCCCAGTCATCCAGCCCCATCGCGTAAGTGGTCCCGCCGGCCGTCACCTCCAGAGCGATCTCGGCGCGCCCGGACTCGGCCGTCTGCCCCACGCCGGCCACCCGCCATTCGCCATCGAGCTTGCGCTCGATGACCACAACCTGGCGCGAGGCCGCACCGCCGTCGACCGTGACGACCGCTCGCACCTTCGCCGGGTCGGTCGGATCTCGACCGCCCGAGCCTTCGGTCAGGTCATAGGACAGCAGGCGCGTATCGGCATCGAGGACCGGCCAGCGAATGATCCCCAGGCGCGGGTCACCTTCGTCGGTGACCTGTATTACGAACTGTCCGCGCAGGCCCGATGCCTCGAAGCGCTGCACCGTCTCGCCCTCGTAGACCTGGAAGGTCGCCGTCATCGCGGTCGCGGTGACCACCGTCCCGCGATACAGCGTGGCGATCTTGCGCGCCGGAGTCTCCTCCCCTTCGCGGGTGACCTTCACGGCGAGGTTCTGGTAGATCGCCTGCCCGGCCCCCGACCAGGCGACTGCCACCGGCGGGCGAAGGGTCTTCGGCCCAATGCCGAACCGCTGCAGCCAGGTATCGGGCCGGGCCTGGACCGGCGGCACCACCTGCTGCATCAGCGCGCTCATGCTGGCCACCACGCCGGATCCACAGACAGGAACCAGAGCCCCCAGCGGTCCATATGCACATGGTAGGTCTTGCCATCCATCTGGACTGCCTCCGCCACCGCCGTTGCGCCCAGGGACAACCCCAGCCGCTCCAGCAGATGTCCGTGGCGGTAATGGCCCAGGATCGGGTCGAAACACACACCCTTCAGGCGGCCGACGTAGTTCGCGCCATTCGTCACATAGGGCTGCTGCATCCGCCAATAGGGTGGATTCTCTCCCTCCGTCCGGTCGTAGTAGGTGCTCTGATACTGCATCTGGTCCATCAGCGCTCCCACGCTGGGACCGCCACCCTGGATGATCTCTCCCGAGCGCTGGTCACGCAGCGAACTGAAGCCACTCCCGAAGGACCAGTTTCGGCTGTACCCCGTTGTGTTCTGGTAACCCTGGGCACCGCCGACGGCAATAAACCCCTGAACGCCGGAGGCGCCGCTGAAGCTCTCGTACTGCCCGACGTAGAGGCCGAGCTGGTACGCCTCGCTCGTGTTTTCGTAACCGGTGGATTGGAGGACGCAGAAGATGAACGTCTCGGCGTCCGCACAGATCTGCCAGTACGTCGCATGGTTCCAGTACATGTACCCCAGGTAGATGACATGAGCGTCATTGCTGGTGGGATTGGTGTCAGCCGACCAGGTACGTGACCGCGTATTGACGCCCTTTGGGAGCGGAGTGCTGATATCCAGCATGCCCTCATGCACATAGACTGCGATGTAGTCGTTGACGCTGCCGCTACCGGTTAAGTGCCTGTAGAACGTCACCTGCGCGCAGTTGGACGCCGGGGCCAGGGTGATGGCGGTGTCGAACTCGCTTACGACGGTCCACCCTGCCGGTGGCTTGTTGCCGTAGCCATCGACCAGCGCCGCGCGCAAGTAGCTCTTGAACTTCTGGAACGGCGTCACCGCCGCCGGGAAGAGCGCCGGCGGTGCGCCGGCGTCCCGATAGCTGTACTGTCGAGCGGTCATCAGTCCGCGTCTCCTCTGATCTGCAGGTGGAATTCATCGTCCTCGACGGTGCCCTTGCCACTCAGCACCGTCCGCACGATCCACATCGGCCCCAGGCACGAGTCGGTGTTGAAGCGCACCGCGTTGCCGGCCGCCCAGCCACTGCCCCAGCCTTCCTTGCGGATGGTGAAGTACGGCGTGTTCGTCTCCGGGTTGATCGGCGCCGTGTCGGTGGTGGTAGTGCCGTTGGCGATGACCCCCAGCTTCTCCTCCACCACGCTGAAACTGGTCGAGGAGTTGAACACCAGCGCCCACTTCGCATCGATCGCACCGCGGTTGGCGATCAGCGGTGGATAGGCGAGGCTGTTGTAGTTGGCGGTGGTCCCATCGCCCTTGGGCTCGTCGGTCCAGTTCGGCGAGCCGATATCCCAGGTCCGCTGGGTGAACCAGTGGTGCAGCCGCGCCTGCAGGTCGCCCCAGCTCAGCGCACTGGACGCCAGCGTTTCGCCCGCCGGCAGATCCCAGGGCAGCGGCGAGGAGATTCCCAGCTCGCCGTTCACTTGGACCTCGGTGCAGAGGGTCATGTGCTCAACCCGGTCACGCACCACTAGCGGCAGGGTCAGCGGGTTGCCCTCGGCATCCTGCAGGACCAGCGGGTTGGCCCATGTCACCCGGCCGCGTTCCAGGTCGACGCTGTAGCCCGCCGAGGCCAGTTCCACCGCGTTGGCGTCCACCACCTTGATCTCGGCCTGCTGGTCGCGGCCGAGCTGCAGCACGCCGCCAGCTTGAGGACTCGGCACCGTGGTCTCGGCGGTATGGGCAACCACCATCACGTCGCCCTCGCGGAACACTGGCACCCGCCCGTCCGCCGGCAGTCGCACCGGGTCCAGGCCCAGCAGGGTTGCGTCCAACGGCAGCGAGGTGAAGACGACCGCGTTGTAGCGCAGCAGCAGCGGAATCACCGGGATATCGCTGGCCCCAGTGGTGTCCTCCAGATTGCTGGTGAAGCGCAGCCGGACGATGCCGGTCACGATATCGACGCTACCCTTGATCACCGCGCCATTGAGCTTACCGTTCGCGTCCGCCGTGGTGGTCACGATCTGCGCGGTATCCAGGCGAACCGCCGTCACCTGCAGGCTCGCAGAACGCAGCGGCGCCCCCGGCGTGCGGAAGGTCATGCTGGTGACGCTGAAGCCGGCGTTGGTGGTCAGGCAGGCCAGCAGCGTGACCGTCGGCGCCGCCCCCGAGCCATAGGTATTCAGCGTCGCGGTACGGCCGGCGTAGTCCACCGAGCCGACGGCGATGCCGGCGTTGGTGCTGCTGTTGATGTTCTTGTAGAGCACACCGGAGCGGTCGACGTAGACCTCGCCGGCCCAAGTGAACACCAGCGAGCCCGGCAGGATCGGCTCGGCCACACCAGGCAACAGGTCCAGGGTCACCGGAGCGACGGTCTGCGAATCGGTCTGCTCGCCATACTCGACGCCGCGACTCTGCGCGCGCACGCTCAGCGTGCCGCCGAACCCCTCCAGCAACGTGGTATCGGTGGCCACCAGGCGCAGCTTCTTCATACCGAAGTTGTCGACCGTGTCGGTGTAGTAGGTGTACTCCTTGAACACGTAGTTGCCGGCCACCTTCAGGCTGAATTCGCCGGTCTCGTAGTTGATCGTCCCGGCGCGCCCGGCCCAGCCGCCGGCGGCGTCGTCGGTCACCGAGTTGTCCACGGTGATCTCCGATTCGAAGATCGGCAGCGCCCCGGTGCCCATGTCAGCACCGAGGGTCGGTGCCGCCTGGCGACGCTTGGTGATCCACGATAGGCGCACGCTGCCCGCCTTGAGCGGCGCCCCGGGGAGAGTGCCGATGCACATGCCGGTGCTGTCGGAGGTCACCGCCAGCGGGCTGTCTGTCACGCTGCCCTGCTGGTAGGTATGCACGATCCCACTCCCGGCATCCGGGGTGGCGCTCAATTCCATGCTGACCTTGCCGTCGGCATAGTTGATCTGGCCGCTGCCACCGGTACCGCTGAGCGAGCCGTTGCCGCTATCGAGCACGGTGCGCTCTACCCCGCCGACCTTGAACGTCGCCTTGTAGGAGCCGGGCAACAGCCCCTGGTGCGGCAACGTCCGGTTGATCCGCGCGCGCGCCTGCACGCTGGTGCCGGTGCGCTGGGTCAGCGCCGCATCGTTCTGCCCGACGTAGGCGTAGATCAGCGAACTCCCCACGTCCGGCAGCGCGCTCAGGGTGATGGATACCGAGCCGGTCGCGAAGTCCACCGTGCCGGTGCCTTCCCCGGCCAATTCGCCGTTGCCCTGGTCGCGGATCTCCTGCCATTTGCCCAGGGCGAGGAACGAGACCACCAGGGTGCCCGGCTGGGGCGGCGCTTCGGACAGCGACAGGGTGTAGACGAAGCCGCGGTTGCCCAGTTCGATAGGGATCTCCCCGGTCACCGCTTCGCCCGTCGCCGCCGCGGCAGGCTGGTAGGTGGCGCTCGCTGTCCCGCTCCAGCCGCTGCCGGAGGCCGCCATCTCGATTGCGCCGCTCTCGTAGTCGACGGTACCGCTGGCAATCCAGTTCGAACCGCTGATGTAGCGCAGGCCTCCCTTGCGGTCGTCGGCGAACACACCGCCGCCGGCGCTCAGCGACAGCGAACCCGGCGCGCAGCCGGTGCCGAGGAACGTCCGCGACCTGCCGCTGCCTATGTTCGCGACATTCAGGTTGACCGTCCGCGCCGGCCCGGCCGCAGCGAACAGGCGCCGCTGGTAGCCGGCCAGTTGGTCGACCAGCGCGTTCTCCCGGGTGGTGCTGGGCACCAGCTGGGAATAGACCGACTTGACCCGCAGGCTCAGCGCGCCGCGGCTGACAGCCTCGGCCAGAGGGCTGATGCCGTAGTACCGCGCGGCATCGGCGACCTGGGTGCTGAGCACCTGGCTTTTCGGGCTGGTGGTACCGCCTGGAGTCACCTGGCCGCCGGGGAAGGTCGCGCCCAGTGGCGCGCTGATCGACAGGTCCAGCCGGCGCCGGGTGAAGTTCACGAAGTTGCCGTTGCCGTAGTCGTGGGCGAACTGTTCCAGCCGCGCCTCGACGTCGGTGATGCGGACATACTGCGAGCGCGACTCGAACACCAACTGATAGACCTCGCCAATCTCGGGCAGCCGCTGTTCTTCGCGCTGCACGCAAGCGATGGCGCGCTGGCCCTGCAACTGGTTGCCCAGCAGTTCGAACGAGGCAGACACGGCCGGCACCACGAAGGACTCGATGGCGTTGCGCGCGTCGCGGCGCTCATCGGTCTGGCTGCCGGTGTTGAACAGCAGCACCGAGACACGCGGATCGGCCGGCGCCCGCGTGACGATGGCATGAGCGCCCAGGTACGGCTCGGCGCTGTTCGAGCTGATGCCGGCGAAGGCCTTGCGCAGGTTGATCCGGCCGATGGTCCGGTCCAGGCGCGAGATATCGGGAAACAGGTTGTTGATCTCGCGATCCACCACGGCCTGCCCGGTGGCACGGCCGCCGCCGTCGTCCTCATCGGTGAGGCGCTGGGATTTCAGCAGCTTTACATCATCGACGGTGATCGTCATGGAACACTCCAGCCAGAAAAGAAAACCCCGCCGAGGCGGGGTGTGGGATCAAGGGTCGGGGGTGGGCGGTGCCGAGGGCGGCGCTACGGTAAGCAGCCGCAACGTCACCAGGTAGTCGGCGTCCGGACCGGGGTTGACCTCGCGGAACAGCGGTTCGGCTTCCAGCGGCGCCCCTTCGGCGCGGTTGAAGATCACCGAGAACTCGCGGCCGTCTGGCAGCACCAGCGGCATGACCCGCAGGCGCTGGTCGCGCAGCACCTCCAACTGCCGCACGACCCACAGCGGCGTCCATACCCCTCCCCCGGAACGCAGTGTGATCGGGCGTCCATGCAGCTTGGTGCCTTCCTGCACCAACAGCGCGCCGGTCAGGGAGCGTTCCTGCTCTTGTGCCACCGCATCCCAGGTGAACTCGTCCACCCACTCGAACTGGTCGCCCAGTTCCACCGCATCGAGCCTCATCGGCCGGTCCTCATGCTGGCCTGCTCGAGCACGCCGAGCAGGTTGGTTTCGTCCTGTTCGCTGGCCACCGCCACGTCAACGGCTCCCCGCGGCGTCTCGAAACGAACGACCCGGGGCGGAGGACTCGACACCGGCGACGAGGCAGGCGACGCCGCCGCGGCCTTGGCGGCGCTCTGCTCGTCCACCCGCTTCTGCTGCTCCTCTCGCTGCCGCTTGGCATCCGTCTCGGCCTGGATCTGCTGCAGGGTGGCCAGCGCCGTCATCAGGTTCTGCACCGCGTTCATGTCGCCGCTGCCCTGGGCCTCGGCCAGTTGCTGCTGCAACTCGGCGCGGCGGCTGTTGAACCGACTGCGATCCACGGCCTCCTGCTCGCCGCGCAGCCCCGCCAGTTCCTCGCGCAGGCTGACCAGCGTCGACTTCGAGCCTTCCTTGAGTTGCTGGATCTTCTGATTGGCCGCCTCGATTGCGCTCTCCAGTTGCCGCATGTCCGAATCGTTCAGCAGGCTGAGGCCATTTCGAGCGCCCTTGGCCGCCGACACGAAGTCGCCCAGCTTCATGATCCCGCGCTCGTAGTCGTCCATCAGGCTCTGCAAGCTGCGCTTCTGCTCCAGGTACGCAGCCTGGATCTCCAGGCTGGCCCGCTGGGTATCCATCGCCCAGCGCCCGAAACCGCTCATGCCCACGCCCGACTCGGCCTTGATCCGGGCCAGTTGCTCACTGACCTTGGCCAGGGAGCGCGAAGTGGCGTCCAGGCTGCTGGTGTCGATGCTGAGATCGACGGTGGAGATCCCACGCATCGCATCGAAGGCGTTCAGCGCTTCCTGGCTCAACTGCGCCACGCCCTGCCGCGCGGTGCTCAACACCCCACCGAAGAACCCTTCGAAGGCGCCCATGTCGTCCTTCGTCGACGCTACTCCCTTGCGGGTCGCCTCCATCGATTCGCCGATGGCCTTGCGCTGGTCCGAGAGCGATTTGGCCGCCTTGTCCGAGGACTCCGCGACCGCCTGCATACCCTTGGCGCCCTCCTCGCCTGCCGCCTTCAGTTCCTTGACCTTGGCGGACAGCTTGGTCTGTTCCTGGTTGAACTCCCGCGCGCTGATCGTGCCGTCGTTGTACAGCCGGCCGAGCGCCGTCCGGATGTTCTGGATATCGACCGTGGTCTTCGCGCTGCTGATCGCGTCTTGGACCTGCTTCAGGTTCTCCAGGCCGGTGCTGAGGTCAGACACCCCCAGGGCGGCGCCGCTGGCGGTCGACTTCAGTTCGGTCAGCTTCGCGTTGAGGACACCGGCGCCGTTCGCATACTCCTGCTGGCTCAGCGTGCCGGCCTGGTAGGCCTTGAGCATTTCCCCCTGCAGGGCGGTCAGTTGCTCGGTGGTCTTGGCCGCGCTGATCTGGTCCAGGGCATTCTGCAGGCTGGTCACCGCCTGCACCGACTCGGCGGCCGCGTTCTTCGCACCCGCCTTCAGGTCGGTGAAGGTGTCGGTGATCGCCTGGCTCTGCTGCTGTGCGGCGGAGGCGATGGCCGTGGTGCTGGTGTCCCAGGCATCCGCGATATCCTGCGCGTCCTGCTGGATCTGCTGGCGAAAACCCTCGCTCATGCTGCTGAGCAGGTCGTGGACGCCGGCGACGGAACTGCGGATGCGCTCTCCACCCAGCGCCGCCGGTATCTTCTCCGCCACCTTCTCGATGCCGGCGACCATCAGCGACAGGGTGCCGGTCCAGGCCAGAGCGATAGCGCTGATGCCCGAGGTGACACCGTTGAACAACGTCCGGAACGGCGCGATGAACAGTTGCACCCGCGAGGCCATGTCGTCCAGCTGGGTGCTGAAGCTGCTAAGCCAGGCCGAGGTCTTGTCGATCAGGGTGCCGAAATCGACGTCGGCCAGGCGCTTGATGAAACGCTCGACCCATTCCGAGCCCTGGACGAAGGCATCCGACAACCCCTTGGCCAGCGTGTCGAGGCGCCCGTCCTGGTCCATCTGCGCGATGGTATCGCCCAGTTCCTTCAGCTTGTTCTTGACGTGGTCCAGCGCGCCAGCGTTGGCAATGCGGTTGAGAAAGTCGGCCGCAGTGTCGCCGAGGTTGCTGACCAGACCGGTCAGGGTGCTCATGGCCTTCGCAGCGGCCCCTTCGGAGCTGCGCCCCATTTCGTCGACCAGCGCCTTGATGACGTCCCGGCCAAGCTTGCCCTTGCTCGCCAGATCCTGCAGCTGCGCGGCATTCTTGCCGGTGACCTTGGCCAGCATGTCCCACACCGGCACTCCACGCTCGACCAGTTGCAGGATCTCCTCGGTCTGCAGCTTCTGCTTCGCCCAGGCCTGGCCGACTGCCGTCGTGATGCCCTCCAGGCGCTCCATGCCGCCGCCCAGCTTCTCCGACTGGTCCTCGATCGCTTTCAGCGACCCATCCATCGGGTCCAGGCCGTAGGCCTTCAGCAGCGCGAAGGCGTCGGTGACGTCGCCCAACTGAAGCGGCGTGTCCTTGGCAAAGGTCTTGATCCAGGCGGTTGCCCGCTCCCCCTCGGCAACCGAGCCCATCAGCGACGTAAGCCGGTTCTGCAGGTTCTCGAACTGGTCGCCGGTGGTCAGCATCGAGACGATGCCATCACGCACCAGGCCGATTCCTCTGCGCACCAGGTTCAGCGCCGCCTGGATGCCGACGAAGGCTGCGGCGTAAGCGGCTGCCTGGCGAACGCCGGACGACATGGCCTCGCGCAGCGCCGTCACGCGCGAGGTGTGGCCAGCCGCCTCCCGCGCCGCTCGCATCTGCGCACGTTCCAGCTCGCGGATCTCGCGGCTGTTCTGCGCGATGCTCTCGCGGGTGTTGTCGACCACCGACGCCAGCCGCCGCTCCTCGTTGGCAAGCTGGCCGGTATCCACGCCCGCCGCCCGCGCCGCACGTTGCTGCTCAGCGTGCCGAGCGGTCAGTTGGTCAAGGGTCCGACGCAGACCCGCTGCGTCCCGCTCCGCGATCTGCAGGGACACGGCCAGGCCCCGGCTCCCGGGGTTGCGGTCCAACGCCTCGCGCAGGTCCGCAATGGTACGGTCCACCCGCTGCACCGACGTCTGCGTCTGCGCAATGGCGCGCTCGGTAGTTCCGAGCGTGGTCACCAGACCGCGGGCACCCTTCGCATCGTCCAACTGCCGGTTCAGGTTCGCCGCCGTGGTGCGCAGCCCTTCCAGCGTCTCGGTCGACTGCTGGGCGGCGGGCGACAGTTCGTCCCGGCCGCGAAGAACGAACTGGATCAGGCGCTGCATTGGGCTCGCCATAAGAATCTCCGGACAATAAAAAACCCGCCATATGGCGGGTTAAGATCAGAACTGGCTATTACTAGCTAACTCTCTTGAGCCACAAAAAATTACGCCCCACTAAAAGTCTCTGAATGATACAACCTCGTCCCAACAGAGAAACCAAGAACTTACTTACAAACCATTTAAAAGAGCCTCCAGCATGGAAATACTGGAGGCTCTATAAAGGCTAATTTTTTAGAAGTCAGCCTTCGCGAACGAGAGTCGCTGCGGGATCCATTGCTGAGCCTGCGAACCGTTGAACTCGTAGAGCCAGATCGGGTTGCCGTCTTTAGTTACACGATTCTGGTTGTCGATACAGAGCCCCGGTTCGGGGACGCTCAAGATGTAGAGCGGTTTCGTCACCATATCGAAGCGTTGGCTCTTCGAACTCGAATTCACGACAGCCAGCGTCAGGATATTCTGTGGCGAAACCTTCCCACCCTGCGGGTCAATCGCCAACTGGCCGCCGCTTGAGTTCAGGGTGATCACCCCTGTGTCCTGATCGACATCCCAAAGGATGAAGCGATATGGCGTGCCTTGCGCTTTCCGCAGTACGACTTTGGCGCCGGACTGCTCATCGGAAACACCCAGCACATAATCCTTATCTTGTGCATATTGGAACAGATAAGTACCCATTTGCGATGCTCCTTGCATAGCGAATAGTTATTAGCCCTACACTCGACAGGCAGGACCACCGAGCCGTTTCCAGGCTCGCAGAACTAAACCTAGCCAAATATAAATAAGACACCCCTACCAGAAATATGGGGGTTAACACCAAATAACAGCAATACCTGGGCACCCTATTTATATTCGCAATATTGGAGAGACTTTATATTACCTCTCTAAAAGTAACTTTTTATTTCCATTCTTATCCTGCTAGATCCATCTGGCAGAACTTGGAAATGTCGGTCGCGGTCACCCGCGAATCTGCGAGCAGTTCCGCCGGGCCGGTGAGCTTGGCGTATTCCTGGCCCAGCACCGCCAGTTCCTGCAGGAGGCCGAACTTGACGCGGCGAGGACGCAGCGCGAACGGCTCGCCCGACTGCGCGTCGTTCAGGCCAGCGATGAACAGCTCCAGCTCCTTCTGCGAGCCGTTGAGCATATGCACCGCCCGGCTCGGGCGCGGCGTGTAGCTGACCTTGATGCCGGTTGCATCGATCTTGCCGCCGCTCAGCACCTGGATGCCGTGAGGTACCAGCAGGTAGTCCGTGCCCGGGGCCACCTCGACGTCCCCCGCGGTCTTCACCGTCACGGGCTTGGTCAGGTCCGGCAGGTACTTGAACGGGATCAACTCCAGCGCAACCCCCTGAGAGGTATGCGCCTCGTCGGTGATCGCGGCGGTGGGCGCCACCTGGATGGTGGAGCGCGTCACCAGGGCGACATTCTCGGCGGTCAGGTCGAACATTCCGATGGAGGACGTCACGTCGGTGACGCGCTCGCGGACGTTGCTGTTGCCGCCGCCTCCCATGTAGTTGGGCAGCGTCTTGCGGTCGGTGGCGAAGCTGATGTTGAAGGTGTCGCAGTTGCCGAGCGGCAGGAACGGTTCCTGCGATCCGTACAGGCGGGCATGGATGATGCCCTCGCCGATGAACGAGCGGTCGATGGTCTGGAGCATGGGGCTCTCCTGATGGGTTCGGGTGGGTTACTTCTGGTCGCCGCCGGTCGGCTCGGCGGTGGCTGCCGGAATCGGCGCCTTGGCCTTGGCCTCGGTGGCGTAGCCCTTGCCCAGGGCATGGGCAGCTACGGCGGCGGTAACGCTGATGGCGCCCTTCGACGCCGGGTAGTGGGTCGCGTCGAGCCCCTCGCGGTAGTTGAACGGCCTGGTAACGATGATCTCGGGCATGGAGCCCTCCGGAAATGTAGAGGCCGCCCGGAGGCGGCCTGGTGGATGGGTTACAACTGCTGCGAGTAGCTGACCTGCAGAGGGATGGCTCGATAGGCCCAGCGCCGGCCGGGCTCGGGCAGGCGCACAGCGGATGCCGGAAAATCGACACGGACCAGGCCGGGCACCGTCAGCCCGGCCTTGTGGCCCTTGAGCACCCGCTTGATCGCCAGGCGCGCCTCGCGCAACGCCTGGGCGGCGTCCCTGCCGCGCGCCATCGGGACGATGTTCACGGTCCACTCCTCCACGACACTGCCCGGCGACCGGTCTCGTTCCACGGTGTCCCCTTCCTGCAGGATGATCAGCCGTTCGGGCTCGTCGCTGTCCTCGGCGTCGAGCACCCCGGCCACCCAGTCCTCACGGACGGCGTCGCCGAACGCCGGTACCGCGGCCAGCAGGTCCAGCAGTTGGCCGATGACCGCGGTCTGTACATCGATCACGTCGCTCATTCGGGCACCACGTAGAAAGTGATCCAGTCGCCGTCGTCGGCATGGATGCCGTCGATGCGCCAGACCTGGCCATCGGAATCGAGGAACGCCCCCTTTCGATCAAGGGGCTGCAACACGGCCTTGCGGCACGCAATGGTCCGGTACCGATCCAGGGCGCCGGCCTCCATGCGCTCAACACCTTCCTCAACGATCACCGCAGCATTGCCGACCTGCCGGCCAGAGCGGTCCAGGTAGCCAAACTCACCATCGCCGAGGACGTCGGCGATGATCTCGTCCATGTCGGCGACCAATTGGACAAAGCCAGCCACTACTTCACCAACTTGATGACTGCGCGAGGGCGGGTGCAAATATGCAGAGGGTTCGACTGCGCTTCGCCAGCCACGCCCTTGTTGAACGGCATGACCTCCTGCTTGGCGTAATACGGCAGGCCTAGGGTGTTGACGGTCTCCATGTAGTTGGCCGGCGCGAAGATGCTCAGGAACAGCTCCGGCACTCCGATAGGCACAAGCCGTGCCTCATCATCTGGGATGAAGGAGCGACCGCCCACCTTGCCGCGGTAGCGCTCCCAGATCACGCCGCCAAACTCAAACTCCTCGCGTGCATCACCGCGCAGTTGGGAGGCCTGCATGGTGTTGAGGTAGGTCTCCTCCACCGACTTGTGGGTGATCAGCGCATTCCAGAAGTTCTTCCCACAAAGCGCGCGCGAGCCGCTGCTGGGGATGTTGCCCAGGGCATCCTCCTGCGCGTCCAGTGCTTCGCCGGCCTTCAGGCGTACCTTGGTGGTCGCGCTACCTAGCTCCATCTGAACGACCTGAGCACTGATACCGAAGCGGTCGTAGAGGTCGAGCAATACAGTGCTGCCGTCGGCATCGAGGATGGTACCGAGCACCGCGCCCATCCGCTGGTGCTCGTGAGTGGCGTCGAGCTGGCGACGCATCTTGCCCAGGCGCTTGTTCACCACGTCCTGCACAGCCTGCAATTCGGTTTGCTCGCCAAAGGCGCGAATGCCTTGGATCTCGTCGGCCAGGATGGTGAAGGTCTGTGGCAAGTGCACATTGTTGAACGGAATCAGCACGCGCTTGCTGCCAGTGACCACCAGGCCCGGCGCGCCGCGATCGGCGGCCGGCACCAAGTGTAGGGTGTCTCCGTCCTTCTCGATCTGCTGGGTGATGGTGGTGCTGCCCTCTTCCTCGAAGAGTCCCAGAGCCGCCAGACGGCCAGGCACCTCGGGGGCTTCGTTGATCGCAGCGGTGAGGGACGAGACGCTGAACGCCTCGTCTTCGAAGACGTTGATGTCAGCCATTGTTTACTCCATAGAAAATGAAAAGCCCCGCGGGTGCGGGGCTTCGGGAGGACGCAAAGGGGCCGGTCAGTACGGCGTACCGGTGCGGACAATGAGGTTGCGGGCCTTGAGGTCGCCACGGGCAGCGTCGTTCAAACCCGTCAGCGCCACATCGATCACCTCGGCCAGACGAGCAATCACGGTCACCGCCTGAGGATCGGGCGAGGCCGGCTTGGGCGCATACAGGATCGCCACCGCCACCTCGGTGCCATCTGTGGCCGCATCGTCGTAGGGCGCGTATTGGCCCGACGCCGTGACGATACCCAGCACCTGGCCGGCTGGCAGGGCCTTCGCGGTAGCGGCCAGGGTCACCTGTTCGCGGGAAATGGAACCGGCCCCCTCCGAGAGGAGGAACTCACCGGCGTGAAAGCCTTCGGTTTTGGTCATCATGCTTCTCCTTTCGAAGCCTTGGGTTTAGCGGTTTGGGCAGCCCGACGCGCGGCGTACACCTTCGACGGCGTCGCAGCCCTGGCCTTGCTGGGGGGCGTCGGATCATCCTCGAGCGGCGGGGTATTGATGATTTCGCCGAAGCCGTTGCCAGCCAGCTTGTCGAACAGCCTGGCGCGTACGGCGTCTGGTTCGAGGCCAGCTTTCACATAGTCGGCGGCAAGTTCCGGCAGGCGCGCACTGACGCACAGATCGCGGACCGCCTTGGCCCGGGTGACCGCTGCATCAATGCTCGCCTCGTCTTTCAGGTTTCCTGCCAAGGTCAGAGCCTCCACGAGGTTACGGATACCGGCCTCCGAGCAGCTACGGATAATCCGTGCTGCCAGGGCGGCGGCAGTGGGCTGGGTTACAGGGGGTTCGGGATCAGGTTCAAGAACAGGGTCCTCTGTCGGTGCAGGTGTATCGCTCAGCGGCGGCTTATCGAGTTGAGCAAGCAGCGTCTGGGGAGTATTGCGGTATTTGCGCAACGCACCGCCATCGCCCACCACCGCCTTCACAGCCACCCCGTCCAGCACCTCGTCGCAGAAACCAAGCGTCGTGGCTTCACTCGCCGTCAGCCAAGTCTCGTCCTTGATCATCTGCCGGAGCTCACCATCGTCGATCTCGGGCGCCTTGCGCTTGTAGGAGGCGACGATGGCTTCCAGCGTCTGGTCCAGCACCTCGGCCACCTTGCGCAGATCGTCGGCATCGCCGCCGGCCCAGGTCCAGGGGTTGTGGATCATCAGCATGGAATTGGAAGCCATCTCCAACCGATGCGCGCCGCAGGCCGCCACGCTTGCCGCACTCGCCGCCAGTGCATCGATGCGGGCGGTACAGCGCTCGCCCAGGCGGTTGAGCACGTTGTGGATCGCCAGTCCGTCGAATAGGTCGCCACCAATGGAGTTGAAAGCCACCAGCACTGGCGAAGAACCATCGTCGACGGCCTTCAGGTCCTGGATAAACTGGTTGGCCGTGATCCCCCAAGTACCAATCTCACCGTAGATGTAGACCTCGATGGCCTGGTCCGGCTCACCCTCGGCTGCAGCCTTAATGCGGTACCAGGTCTCGTCCTGGGGCGCCGGTACATCCGGGATCTTGTTGAAAATGTGCAGGCCGAGTGCAAGCGCCTGCGCACGAAGCGCTGATTGTTCGGTCATGGTGTTTCCTCATCGGCGGGATCCGGCGACCCCGGAGCCGTTGTGTAGTTGAGACCAAGCACGTGGGCACGTGTCTGGTCTGCCGCGTTTTCTTCGTCGATGGTTTCCGCGTCATAGCCCTTGCGCAGCACTACCTCGCTACGCGAGGCCAACCCCGCCTGGATCTCTAGAACCTTGCCCTGCACGTCCTGCACTGGGTGGATGTAGTCCCACCCCTGGGGCACCCAGCGAGTGCGCAAATACTCGCGCCGTCGGCGTGCGTAGTCGGGTAGATCCAAGGCACCGGATAAGTACGCCATGTCCATCCACGCCGCCCTCACCGGTCGACAAAGCTGGTGGATGTAGACGCTGAACTGAAGCTGTTCCAGGCGCCGGCGAAACTCGTTGAGCACTACCCTGATCACCCGGTCATTTACGTTCCTCAAATCGCCGGTGAACAGCTCGTAGGGCACTCCAGTTCCCATCGCCGCAGCCTGGAGTTGCTGCCGCATGAAGTCCGGATAGTTGTTACCAGCCTCCGGCGGCTTGGAGAACTCTACTTGCTCGCCTGGCAGCAACTCCTGCATGGTGCCCGGCTCCAATCCCACCATCGGCGTGAAGCCGTCACCGTCCATACGCACCGGTCCACCGTTGATGGGATCGATGGGAGGCAAGTCGCCTGGGCTCGGCCGAGTAATGAATCCGGCGAACAGATTGGCTACCTCCTGGCGGAACAGCACCGCATCGTCGAAGTTGTCCAACGAGCGCAGCCGCAGTAGAACCCGAGACAGTCGGGGAACCCCCCGCAACTGTCCTGCCTCCAACGGCTCGAAGACGTGTAGTACCTCGCTGGCCGGCACCCGCACCAGTTGGTTGTAGCCCGCCGCCATCACTGCGCTGTCGCCGGGGTGACGCCGATACATCCAGTACGCCACCCGCTTGCCCAGGGCGTTGAACTCAATGCCGGCCCGGATCAAATTACCGTTGCGTGCCACCTCGTTCTTCTCGACCGGAACGAACTCGGCAGGCAGCAATTGCAACTGCAACGGCACGGCTAGGTCGTCCTCCGGCCGCCTCGGGCGCAGACGAATAAAGCACTCGCCGCTCTCCTCGACCATTCGCGCCGCCAGTGCCTGCTGTCCATAGAAGTCGGTCCGCTCGTCGGCATCCGACTCGTCGGTCCAGTCCAGCCAGAGCTCCAGCAACAACCGCCGCAGCGCCTTGTCCTGAATCGTCGGCATTGGCACGATGCCGGAACCAATGAGGTTGCTCACCCGTGTGTCGATCGCACCACCCGCGTAGGGGTCGTTGCGCGTCGCAGCTCGGGAGCGCTTGCGTAGCAGTGGCAGTGCAGGGAGCGACAAGGTATTGATCGAGCCCGGCGGCGCATCCCAGTTCTGCGCGCGGCGGCCTGTTCCGGCACCGTCATAGCTGTTCTTAATCCGGTCTGGAAGCATGAAGCCCGCCCGGGTCAGATGAGGATACCTGGCCATCACACCCCCTTCCCGGCAGGGTACAGCCGACACACCCGGGAGCGCCGACCACTGAGCGCCGACTCCTGTCCCGCATCTGCCACGTACTGGCTTTCCAGCATCCGCAGACTCGCCAACTGCGCGCGCTCAAGCTTGCGACCATCCTTGGTGATGGTCTGCCCCTTGGTGAGAATGTCATGGATGGCCGCGCGCACATCCGCCAACCGTTGCTGCGCTTCGGTCATATCCGCCTCGCGTGGTTATCGACGTTGTTTCAGATAGCCGCTGCCGGAGCTGCGGCGTTTGGTGGTCAGGACCGATGGTGCAGTGGAAGTGGTGGGCGGCGTATCGAGGACCAGGCCGAAGCGCTGCTGGGCGACTCGCAGCATTGCCAGAGCGCCGACGGCGCAGTCCAGTGCCTCGTTCCGGCGCCCCTTCGCGTCCCAGCGATACACGCGCTGGCCCTTCTCGATCTTCATCACCTTGGTTTCGGCAGTGAGCTGCTTCAGTTCGCTCTCGTCGCAGATCGCGTCGCTGGCTGGCAGATGCATCACGCCGGGGAGAACCTTGCCTGGCTCGGGCTGAAGCTTCAGACGGCTGTAGATCAGCTCCTTGGCGTTGTCCGTACCGATCATCGTCAGGTAGACGCCAGCCTTGTTCTTGTTGTTGGGGAACATTGCAATGGGCTTGCCGTAGACGTTGTGCCCCTTGGTCGGGATGACCCACAACAGGCCGTGCTTCTTGCTCTCCTCGTACACCTCGTCGGTGTAGTGACCGCCGGAGTCCCATCCCCAGAGCGCAACGCGCATGCTCACACCGTCTTCGCGCTGGTACTGCTGGTGGAGCTTGAGCCCTACCTTCCGGCGCAACTCGGCGCTAGCCGGGTCGCCCTGCAGAATCCAGCGGTCGACCAACCAACCTTCCTCGCCCGCGGCCCAGGCCCAGATACGCGCCTCGTAGCGGTCGTCCTGGGTGTCGATGAAGCCCGTCAGAGCGGCTACGCGCGCGGGCAGGTGCTGCCAGATTTCGCGCCGACCATAGAGGTTCTCCCACTCTAGCTTTTCGCCCTGGTCACCCTCCCAGGTTTCGCCCAAGGTGGTGTTGACGAAGGTGATCAGCTTTTCGCGGTCGCCCTTCACGTTCAGCCAGTCGCCGACCATGTCGAGCCAGGTGGTGAAGACGCTGTACGCGGTCCAGATGTGGAAAGTGACAGAGCGAGGCGTACGGGCTGGCTCGCCGTCGGCCTTGAACCAGTCCATGGAATCGTGCGTCCAGAGGCCGGTCCGCTCACAAATCCAGCGGCCATCGTTCGCAGCCTCTACCGCCTCGTGATACTCGATCACGCAGCCGTTGTGCTCGCAGGTGTACCAGGCCTTCTCCGCCTCACCCAGCGCGTTGGTCTCGTATTTGATGCCGAACGAGCAGTCCTTGCCGCCCCACTTCAGGAACTGTTCTCCGTGGCAATGCGGGCAGCGGATGTGAAAGCGCATGAAATGCGGCGACTCTTCAGCAGCCTTTGTGATCTGGCACTCGCCCACCGTCCCCGGTGTGGAACCGCGGATCGACTTCTTGAAGGTGGCCCCCTCCAGGCGCTTGTCGCCGAGAAAGGTTGGCGAGCCCTCGCCCTCAATGTCGGCGTCGAATTTCGACAGCTCGTCGTAGATGACCTCGTCGGGCGACTTCTCGCGGTAGTTTCGCGCGGCCTTACCGCCCAGGCACCAGAGCATCTTCTGGTGGCTGAACTTCTTCGCGGCGAGGGTGTTGTCCCGGTGCTTCTTCCCATACCACGGCGCGAGGGCGAGTAAGACCGGAACATCGCGGATGAACGACTCAACGTGCCGCTTCATCAGCTCTTCGGCGTCAGGGTCCGTCGGGCAGTAGCTCAGCACGTTGCGCTTTTTGTGCTGGAGCTTGTAGCCGATGTTCGCCATCAGCATCTTGGTGTAGCCGACCCGTGCAGACTTGATCAGGTTCACCACGCGGATCAGGTCGTTGCCCATCGCGTTCAGGATTCCAACCTGGAACGCTGCGGTTTCCCACTTTCCTTCCTGGTAAGAGGACTCGGACGACAAATAGAAATGCTTGTCCGCCCACTCCACCGCAGTCAGCGGTGGTTCGCGGAATAGGGACTCAAGGCCGAGGCGAACTTGCTTCTGCAGGTCATTCAGCCAAGGACTCGACATATTCATCCAGCATACCCGGGAGTAGATCGCCCAACTCGGAAGCGCGGTTGCGCGCCAGAGCGATCTCTCGCTGCAGCGCCTCGACGTGTCGCACGTCGAGGTCCGGGTGCTTGCGGCGCAACTTCAAGGGCACCGTGTCGAGAATTGAACCAATCTGGGCAGCGATCTTGCCCAGGGCGAAGACCGCAAATTCGGTAGGCACCAGATGCTTGTCGGCGACCAGGTTCTTCTTCTCCTGGGCGTCGGCCTGGGCCGAAGTGAGGCGCAGACGCTCCTGCGTCAGCTTATGTTCTGCCAGCGGGTCGATGCCTTCCGGAACATCACCGTCTGGTTGGTGTTTCCGCTCCGCGAAGTCGAGGCGGTTTTCCAGTACCGAGCGGACGTCATAGAAGGCCTCTCGGCCAATCCTTGCAACCGGCTCGACGCCCCATTTATCAAAGGCTTGCGTGCTTATACCGAGGCTCGTCGCCATCCGGCTTTTGTTGAGCCAGTGAGGCTGCCGAGTGATATCTGGTTTGCTCATAACAACACAACAACCAACCTCAGAATTTGGGCCATACATAGTGGAAAAGCGGGGTTCGAATTACCCTCTCCAAGGGCCACGTTTCAGGGGCCCCCGGTGCTTTTCGAGTAGCACGTCACTGCCCCGCTTTTCGCGACACCCCGCCCTCGGGTGGCCACTGCCGGCTCGGGTTGAACTAACCCCGCTCCACCCGGCCAGGCCGCCCGCCAACGGTTCAGCGCAACGCTTTCGCCAGGGCCCGCTCGATGTTCGCCTCGATGCGCGCGTCGTCCTCGGCAATACGCCGAACGACTTCGTGAAACTGGAAGCGCACGCGGTACTGAGGCTGGCGGACGAAGGCGAGGACCATGGTCAACGTCCGTCCACGGCGCTCGGCGATGCCAATCGGCCGGCGGCCACGGCGCATCACGAAGTACGCCAGTTGGTGTCCCTTCGCCAGGGAGCGCGCCGACTGAGTGGCGTTTCCTTTGAACCCCGCTCGGTATTCCAGGGCGCCCAGGCCGGAGAGGATCTGGATCATCTGGCCGCGGCTCATGTTGCCGTACTGGTCCAGCCGGGCGCCCTCCGCTGGAACGACGAACATGCCCGCCGGCAGGATGCCCCGGGCCCGGAGGTTCCGCTCCGACGCCTTGTCCACCCTCGGCCCTCCGAAGACCTGGGGAGCTACCCAGTCCTCCGGCGACTGCCCCTTCGAGGCATGGTCCTTTTCGTCCTTCACCCACAAGGCCGCCTCAAGCCGGCGTGAGGTGGCATGCAGGATGCGGATGGCGTTACGGGTGAACGGTGTCGGCCGGTCGAAGACCTGGTCGATCTCCCCGACCAGGGCCTGATTCGCCTGGTTCGCGGTGTGGTTCAAGGCGTCGGCCAACACTTTGTTCGGCAGGTCGCCACAGAGGACCCGTAGAGACGCCACCGCATCATCGAGATCTCGGGCGGAGATACTGCCTCTCATCGCTCATCCACTCGCTGACGCTCCATGCAGTCCAGGACTTGGACCGCGCACGCTGTCAACGCAGCCTCAACAGCATCGATCGCCGCGGTTGCATCCTCACCGTTCGCTAGCGGCGGACGGCCGGGGAGCCGACACGGCGTCAGCGGGCACTTGGCCTGCTGCGCGGTAGGCGCTGGGGTCAGTGGTTTCGGGGCGGGCGTACATCCGGCCAAGGCGAGCTGGAATGCCAGCACGCAGCCAGTCGCGAACAGCCTGGTCATTCTCTTTCAACTCCCGTAACGCCGCAGCGTGGCGCGTGCCCTGTATCTCCAAGGCCTGGCCGAGCTGGCGGGTTTGCCGTTCGATGTCGGCGACGCGCCCGAGTTGGCGTTGCTGTTCAGCGAGGACGCCCGCCTGCAGGTCAATCAGTTGCTGGTTGCGGTCACGCTCCTGCGCCGCGACGTCAGCACGCTCCCGCTCTGCGGTCACTTGCAGGCTCAGGCGGTCCATCCGCCACATCATCCCCATCGCAACGAGCGCGACGATCAACCATGGAACCCACCTCATCACGCACCCGCCAGCGCTGCGCGCGCCCATTCGAGACGCGCCACTCGATCCTCAGCACCGTTGTAGCCGCCGTTGATCTTCAGAGTGATCCGCTCGAATCGGCCTTGGTCAGCCAGGTCGTTTAAACCCCGCGACTTCCACCACCACCCCGCGGCGATTGCTGCCCAGGTCCGTTGCTCCAGCAGTTCCGGTTGCGCTACCAGTGGCAGCGCCAGGGCACGTGCAGCTTCGGTGTAGTTGTCGCGGCCGGTGATCATGATCAGGCCGCGGCCACGGTATCGATACCCATCGCCCGTATCCGGCGACCCGTTGCCCATCCGGTTTGCGTAGACGCGGTTCGCGATGTGCTCGGGCTGGCGGGCGTACTGCTTCGCCTCAACCGGCGTAAAACGCGTCGGCCAGGTCTTGAGCAGCCCCTCGACGGAGTAGTTCAGGTTCTCGACCACGCGCTTGAGGCTTTGGCTTTCGTGCCCGACCTGGGCCAGGAACATCGCCTGGCGCTCGGCGGTGTTGATCTCAAACCGAGCCATGGAGCCGTTGATGTGGTCGACCCAGAGGCCGGCAGTAGAAGCACCGCAGCCGGTAGCGCGGTCGAGTTGATCTGCGCTGATCATCATCAGCCCACCTTCCTTTCTGCCCAGCGCGCACCCAGCTTTTGCACAGTGCTTACCCCGAGGACACCAACGAAACCGGCGGCAAAGAACTGCCAGGCCGGGCTCCAGCCAAACTCCTTTGCGGTGAGACCGACAACCATGACCAGCATCGCGCCAAGAGCGGCTTCGATCAGTTGCCGAACAATGCTCGGCTCCTTCCCCTCGTACTGGGTACGGAGCCAGGTAAGGATGAAGGCGAGCCCCATCGCCAACCCTTGCTCGCGCAGGGCGAGCACTACCGTGGCCCAGAATGACGGGTCCTTCTCAGGCATCTTCATAGTCTCGATATCCCCTCGGCGGGGCGGAAATGAAAAAGCCCAGCGCGAGGGCTGGGCCAGGAATGGGTGCAGGTACGGCCTTTCAAGGGGGCCGTGCACCCCGCAGCGCAATACGCCACCTGCAGAAACGAAAAGCCCAGCTTCGAGCTGGGCTTAATTCAACAATTAGGAGATCAGTATCCGATCGAGCGGATCGAGATCAAGCGGCGGGCAATCGCATTTAGCGCCTCTTCCTTGCCCATATCATTGTCAACGTAGGCGACGAAATCCTCACCAAGGACACTCCCCCGAACTAAACGGTATGCAGACCGAAGAGTAGACCCCGTCGCAATAGTGGACTGAGCAAATTGAACAGGGACAAGGTTGTCCCAAACAACCGGACCGCCATCAGCGGCGCCGCCGATAAAACCCTCGATCTGCGTTACTTGGCTCATTCTCGATCCTCATCTCTTAGCGGAGCCCGCCAGAGCGGCAAAACCGCAATGTATTACGTAAGGTACAGGCCGCGATTATCACTGTCAATATATCCAGCCTGTACATTTTATCAGGCAGCCCTTTTCTCCTCCATCACGAAGCACGCCAGCAGAGCTGACAGGCCCGCTCGAACCAGCATGCGTGCGTCCGCGTAACTGATTCCCAGCCGGTCCTGAATATCTCGATACGACATGCCATGGATGAAGTAGAGGATCAGGCTGCGGATGGCATCCGGGTCTTCGTCGTAGAGGCGCGCAAGAAACCGGTCCACTTGCATCGCCCGATCATCACTGATGCAGGGGATCACAGCAGCAAACCGTTTTTCGTTCGCGGGGTTCCGTTTCATCAGCGCCAGCATGGGCGAAGAGCCGCGAGGCGTGCCATTGTCGGACCAAACCCATAGCCCGTATTGTTCCATCAGAAATTCCAACGCCTTGATATTCATTTCAATCGCCTCTGAAGTGGGAGCCGCCGGCGCCCCGCTGGTTGTTCTCTTCTCGCGCCAGCCTGCTCGCCTGGCGTCGCTGCTCTTCAAGCAACCGCTTAACCCACATCCGCAGTTGCACAACCGCATCCCGCTGCTCCAGCGCCAGCCCCGTCACCCCGTCGACGAGGCCAGCGGCACCGCACGCGTCGCAATCAATGTCGTAGAACACTCCCCGGCGCTGACCGTGGCCGTTGCATGCGGGGCACGGAACGAGGTGACGTTGTTTATTCGTAAGATCCGGACCGTGCTTTTTCATGCCGCAGCCCTCTTCGCGTCCCTGGCCTTTGCTCGATACGCGGCCTTGATTGCCTTGATCTCCTCCACAGTCCACTTCCTGGCATCGTGTGGCCCCTCCAGGCGAGCTACAGCCGCCTCGCCGATCTTCGCGACGAGGTTTATGCGGTAGTTCACGATGTCGCCCGACTTGTGGTTGTTGCACGGTGCGCATTGCTTGTGGACGTTGTCCTCGTCGAACCTCAGCTCGGGATGGGAGCCGACGGAGCGGTAATGGCCGGCGTGATACTGCCCATCATGAAAGCGTCCACAACTGATGCAGGGGCGGTCCCAATCGCGCCAGCGGATGAACTCATTGAATGCCGCCTGCGCCTCCCGCATGTGATCTGCGCGGCTCTTCAGCTTCTCTTTCCGCACCTTGACCTCGCGCCGCTCGCGTTGCTGGAGAGACTTACGCTCCTTCTCCTGCTTCTTCCGAGCGATGACGATTCCGCACTCTGGGCTGCACCACGTCTGAAACGACTTCACCGGGACGAAGGGCGCGCGGCATGTCGACACTGCGCACTTCTTCGGCCGGGGCTTCCGTGCGGACAACGTCATGCCACCTCCCGCGGATAGGTGATCTGGTGATGGCGCTCGCAAACACCGCACGCCTCCTTCGCAGTCGCGACCGGGGTACAAATGAATTCACCCTGAACACTGGCCCGGTAGTGAGCCTCGCCGGCGACCAGGAACTTGCAGACCTTGTAGGGCGGCTGGGTGTCGCTAACCATCAGATAGTCGTTGAGTACGCTCCACTTCATGAGCGATCTCCTCCTTTGAGTTGTTTTCGAAGCTGCGCAAGGGCAGCAATTCCAACGGATTGGGTTCGCGGCTTCTGGTGGGTGACCTCTCCCTCCGGAACCTTCCCGAGCGCCTCGCCGCGCGCCAGCTTCTTGATGATCTGTCGGTAGGAGATCTCCAGCGCCGCCAGCCCATCCTTTCTGGCCAGAGCCTGCAGCCGGCTGAATCCAGCGCCAGCGGCAGCCCAGTACACTGCAGGGCAACTCCATTTCGCTGCTCCGACCATTGCCGGGTGGGTGTTGGCCAGCGCCTCGCGATATGCGTCATCAAGGGATGGCAGACCGAAGACCTCAGGAGCCCAGCACCAGGCGCAGAACTGGCCGGCAGACGGAACAAGCGGCCTGGCCTGCGCGCTCAACGCTCTTACCCCGGCCTGCAGTTGCTCGCGGCGCGTAACCTGTTGCCGGACGATCTCTGCCAGCCACTCCGCCTTCGCGGCGTTCTCGACCTCATCGCTGGGCCAGGAGCTTCGCCATCCAGGGCAGATCGCCTTGATCCGCAAGAACAACCGGTCGACCTCGCCTCTCGTCTGGGGATCGACCTTCACCGCCGGCTGGGACAAGGGGTGCAGACCCAAGCCCTGATTCACATGCGCCAGCACAGCACCGACCGATTGCGGTTCGAACTGCCTGCGGGTCATAGCTGCACCTGATCAGTCCAATCGGTCGACGGCGCGGAACCGGCTGTCGCCCACTTCGTGCGGTAAGCGCCAGCCTTGGCCAGTAGCAACCCGAACTCGTGGCAACTGTCGACCAGGAACTTGTCATCCAGCCCGACAAAGAACGCCGCCACCGCAGGCGCCTCGGCGCCGAGGGCGGCCACCAGTTGCTTCACCTGGGAGTTGACCTTGGCGTTTCGCACCGGCTGAACACTCCATCGCGCCTCGTAGGCTGCCCGGTACGCCGCCCACACATTCCGGCAAGCCTCCTGCAGCGCTTCGCCAGGCGCCGGCCCGGAACGGGTCGGCAAAGGTGACGGTTCTCCTGATGGTTCCCTTGTAGGTTCTATTACGGTTCTGGGTGCAGCATCTGCGGGGGTGGGGTGCAGATCCTGCGGGGGTGGGGGTGCAGCATCTGCGGGGGTGGGTGCATTTGCTGCGGGGGTGCATTTCCTGCGGGGGTGAACCTTCTGCGGGGGTGCAAATGCTGCGGGGGTTACGGTGAACATCGTTGAGCGACCTTGGCGCGCTTCAATGCTCAGCGCCTTGCACTCGTTCAGCACCTTGATGGCCTGCTGCACGGCACGTTCGGACAGACAGGTGCGCTCGGCGATCTTCGCCACCGAAGGCCAGCACACGCCCTCGTCGTTCGCGTTGTCCGCCAGGCTGATCAGCACAGCCTTCTGCGCCGGCGTCAGACCCTGTAGCGGCCAGCAGGCCGACATGATGATCGTGCTCACTGGCTCACCTCTGGCGACACATTTTCTTGATTCGTGATTTCGTGTCGCGACACGCTACCGAGGATCACAGCTTGCCCTCCTCGATCTTCCGCGCCAGCACCGACAGCCCCTTGGCAGTGATGCGTACCTGGCTCGCCGCACGCTCGTCGCCCTGGTCGTCACGAACGAGAACCGTCACCTTATGCATGATCCAGCCGTCGTGGATTCGTGGCTGATAGCCGATCCAGCGAGCAGAGCCGCTCCGGCGGTAGATCCACCGGTTCTGCTGGAGCCAGTCGAAGAGCCGGGAGGGGCTGACCTTCAGGTGCTTGGCAGCATCCGTGATGCACATCGTTCCGGCTGCGCCGCTGAGTCGCTCCAGGGCCTGGACCTTGGGTGCCTGCTCATTGATGACCAATCGCAGCGCCTGGTTCTGTTCGGCCTGGTCGGCGGCGAGCCTCAGCGCTTCCGGCAAACTGGTTGGGATGCTCGGAACCTGGCTGGACTCCAGTTCGTGGAGTCGTCGAATCACCCGGTACCGAAGGGGAACGCTGTAACCAGAGATGAGGGTCTCGGTCAGGTCTCGGTCAAGGTGGAAATTCTCGGTGTACCCGCGGGAGTCGAGGTCTTCCCGGACATGGCTCAAATCTGAGCCATCCTTCCTCAACGCCTCCAGCATCTCCCGAATATCCCTCAAGACGTTCTTGTGCTTCTTGCCGGTCAGCTCCGCAATCTCACGACTGCTCATCGTCAGGACCGGGCCTTGTTGGATGACTGCAACTTGTGACATATTCGTCTCCGTTGGATGTTCGGCACCGCCCTACGGTGCCTCCTCAGAAAGCCCGGTTGCCCCCGGGCTTTTTGCTGTCTGCTCTACTGGATGCCTGAACAGGGGTCGTAGGGATCTAACCAGCGCCAGCACAAGCCAGTAGCATTCGAATCTCTGCTAAGCGGCCTGGACGCCAGTTCGCGGCGATGCCCTGAGTTCAGCGGGAGAGAGATCGAAACCCTTCCCTCTTGCCAACCCACAGATCCGCTCCGCGTAATCCGTTTCGCCGGTGTAGTCAGTTCGCGGAAGGCGGCCGCTTGCCAGCCACTTGTAAACGGCTCGAGGACTTACCTCGCAGCTCGCAGCCACCTGACTTACGCCGCCGGCTTTCGCGACGGCTTGCTTGAGTTCGCGCATGCGGCCCCCGGCCAATATGAACATTAGGTACATATTAGGCAGGAACTGAAAGTACATGCAAGGACGTGAGAAAGTGAACGAATGGTTCAAGACATGCAGACAATCCGCGCAGCGTTCATCGCCCGCCTAAAGGAGGCCGCATCTGATGCAGGCTTTCAGGAGTGGGGCCTTGGCGCTCGACTGGCAAAAATCACAAAGCGCACGCCAAAAGCCGTCAGCAAATGGATGAATTTGGAGAGCATGCCCGAGCGCGATGCCATGCTGTCGATCGCCGATGCGTTCGGCGTGCGCGTCGACTGGCTTGAGCATGGCCAGGGTGATAAGAACAGCCGATATATGACGTCCAATCGGACAGAAGAAGCGGTGCGCAACCTGGTTGCGGAGCGGGCTGGCGATTATGGCAACGTGCAACCCACAGCTCAGCCCTCAAGGAAGAAGAAGGGGTATCCATTGATCAGTTGGGTAGCTGCTGGCGCCTGGGCGGAAAGCCATGACAACTTCCAACCCGGCGATACCGAGGAGTGGATCGAGTCCGAAGCAAAGGCCGGCGAGAACGGATACTGGCTAGAAGTCCATGGCGACTCGATGCTGCCCTCGTTCCCGGAAGGAACGAGGATTCTCGTCCAGCCGGAGGGTTTCGATCTGGTGAGCGGCAAGTTCTATGTCGCTCTACTGTATGAGCCAGGTAAGCAACGCGAGACCACCTTCAAGCAGTACGTGCGGGACGCAGGTCGCGAGTACCTGATGCCGTTGAACAAGGACTACAAGCCCTTACAAGTGACCGAGAATGTTCGAGTAATCGGACGGGTCATCGATCTGAAGCCTCCAAAGTCTCTCCTCTGATCCCCTCCCCCAAGCCCGCCTAGCGCGGGCTTTTTCGTGCCTATCAAAAAATATGTACTTTTGGTTCTTGACCGCAAGTGAACCAATGGTACATATTTGATTCACGGCAGCGATGCCGAGGCCACCGAGCCGACCGCTCTTTCACAATCCGACAGCAAGAAATCAACAACAGATCGCATTGCCTCTACCGGCGACCGGCGATCCGCGCTCAGGCAATGCGGGCCTGGGCAACGCAGGAAGAACCTGCGGCGGACGAGGACCAGACCGAACCGAGCGAATGACCCGGAAAGCAATGTGCCCCGCCACCCCGGCGGTAATGGGCAGGAACCTGGCTGTGCCGTGCGGCAATCGGCGCCGCAGTCAGGGGAATGACAGCTATAAGCAACACCCGCGGGTTGTAGAAGCCCAGTAGGCGAACGCGGTAGGGAACATCACTGAGCAGCCTTGGAAACAGGGCTGCTTTGGATGTACCCAAGGCAACGGAAGGAAACGAAAATGGTCCCATTCCAACCAGGCCAGTCAGTGATCCTCAAGAACCCGAGAGGACCGGAAAAGCCGGGCGTAGTAATCGGTTCAATCCACCTCGGCAACGGTAGAGGCCGTGGAGAATTTCTCCTCCTCGTCGTCGAGGGAAGGACACTCAAGGCACGTGCAGGCCGCTTAAGAGCCGTCTAGTCAGTAATACCATTGTGAAGCTGACTCCAGAATCGCGAGGCGACCTCGCCTGGAGCAATCTGCTCGATACTGGTAGAACTGCAGGATGACTAAGCACCCTGCAGGATGATTGGAGAGCCGGTTGGTCACGGGTAGTCGTGAGACCAAGACCAGATTGGGGTGGTATCTAGTGGACCATACTGGCCTGGAATTACCTTCGGCGGAACAAACAACGAACCACGTTTGAGCGTCCACTGCAAGTTGGGTTGGCTCAAGGAGAGCCGTCCACTATCTGTGAACTCCAGATATGCCGGGATACCACTTGCAGTATGTGTGTGCCACAGCGCTGTGGTACCTTTGTAAATTACAAAATTCCCATCCTCCTGCACAACTGCTTTATCAGCTCCCATTGTGTAAGTAGCCCAAACCACGGCGAGAGGATTAATCCTGTATATAACCAAGTTACCATCATCCTGGAACACCAGCCGGTAGTTTCCATTTACATATTCAGTGCCCGGCCCCATGACAGTACCGGTAGGAATCAACTTCTCCTTGACACCAACCTCCGGCTCAGACAGAACCAGAGATGCCCAGTTCGCCTGATCAAGAAATATCCCAAAATCTCCATCGTCCTGCAAAACCAGATAAGCTCTATCTTTGAACGATTCGAATAGGTATGGAGTCCGAACATTGCTGGACCAAGCCATCTGTCCAGCCTTATTGTAAAGGTTAAGGTTAAACTCCATTACCGCCTTCGCACCCGGCCCTACCGGCGTTGTATTCCAGATAGGCTTGGTTCCATCCTCGTAAAGGACCAAGTTGCCATCCGCTTGCATGACCAATTTGTATTTCCCATTCGGCGAGGTGATGAACTGTCCATCACGAATCACCTGACGTGGAGCAAGAGAGCTAGCCATATTTATGCCTCCTTCTGTATGGAGACTCCATGCTAGGAAGCTGAATTTAAACCATCAACATCTTTATAAATTCGAATTTAACTTTTCAAATTCAAATTTAAATACCCACAGACAGCACTGCTTCAGCACCGCAAGCAATCATCGCTTAAATACTATCCCAATGGGTTATACGCTCACGAATAAGCTCGATAGCCTTATTAGAGCAGGCTTCAACCGCCTCTCGATTTTCTTCTGCATCATTCCAATACTTCAAGAAAGCTTTCGGCTCATCATCATCGAACGGATCTTTCATATGATAATCCAAGGCCTCCTCCCGAGATATTTTATCTAAATCACAGATACAGTCGTATATATCCCTTGGAAAAAACGGGCATTTCTTCTCCCTCAATTCATATAGATTACGCCTTGCATCAAAGTAACGCTTCAACCTCTCTTCTTTTATCTCGCTGTCACTTTTCCCGGATGGACGAGAGTCCAGCATGGGCCTAAGGGATACAACCGAGTCCCGAACATCAACCAACAGGGAGGTCAACTCTTCTAGAACCTGAAATTCCCGCTCGTATCTATAAGCATAATATTTCGCCCTATGCGAAAGACCAGCCTTCAACCCCTCTAGGTCTGCGGAATATTGATTTTTCACCTTTTCTATTTCGTTAGTTATCTCACCAATATCTTCCTTTGTTGCCAAGTTCTTGCCTTTTTCCCCTATGTAGCTTTTCGGAAAAAGAAGAAGCCATGCCAGCAGCGATAAAGTAATTAACTGAAAAACCCAATAAACCCACTCCAACTCCTTACCCTCCAAATCTGTACATATACCGCACAAGATATTAACGGCGTGGACCAAGTATAGGGAGCAAATAAAGATGGGCGCAAAATCGTTCAAGCAGATGATCAAGGACGGCGACCTGAAGCGCGCGGATGCGATGAAGGCTCGCCTCGAAGACCTTCACGAAGAACCCGGTTTCAACCTGCGCGCCGAGGGCGAAGACCTCGAGCAGAGCATTGCGGATCTGGCCGACTACCTGCACCAGGGCGGCATCGTTCCGGCCCTTGAAGTGAGGCCGCGCGAAGAGGGAGGTATGTGGGTTGTCGATGGGCATCGCCGGCGGCGCGCTTACCTCAAGCTCGACGCTGAAAAGCGGTTGCCGCGCGATCCGAACGGCGAGTTCTGGGTGCCCATCGTTGCGTTCGCCGGGAACGATGCTGAGCGCGTGCTTCGAGTGATCACCAGTCAGGAGGGGCGCAAGCTCTCCCCTCTGGAGCTCGCACACGGCTACAAGCGGCTCATTGCGTTCGGGTGGACCGTCGAACAGATCGCCCTGAAGATGGGGCGCACCCGGCAGCACGTCGACCAGGTGTTGGTCGTAGGCAACGCGAATACCGATGTGCAGCAGTTGATCAGCTCCGGCGCAGTCGCGGCGACGACCGCGGCGAAGGTCGTCAGGAAGCACGGCGAGAAGGCCGGCCAAGTGCTAGGCCAGCAGCTCGCGAAGGTGATCGCGGCGGGAGGGACAAAGGTCACCCCCAAGGCAGTA